GTTACACCTTGCTGACCAAAGCGAATCGTCTTAATCTCATCGCCAACTTTAGCCACCACCACGTGGCTTTTTGTAGGATGGCTTGGCGTTTTCTTCGGCTTGTTGTAGCCAGAAACTCCGACTCTAGCAAGCCTCGGATCTTTCATGGCTTCTACAAACCTTGGCCTGGCGTGATGTATACATCAGCAGGGCTGGTTGCAAAGCCAGTGAAAAACGCATTATTACTCAGGCGCAAAATCTCTACGGCCCCAGGAACAAGCACGATTGTATTCTGTGCTGTTCCAGCAACGATTACCGCTGCGCGAGCTGTTGCTTGCGTTGCTGTTGCGCCAACGCCTAAAAATACTGTGTACTGCGAATTATTGATGATGCGATATTGCCCATAGCCTTGCGTTATCTCGTTAACAATAACTTGCAAAGGCGTTGGCGGCGCTGCGTTCGCAACGAAATAAGCAGTTGGCCCTAGCGGCTGAAATGCAAATTGTGATGCTGCGTTACTCATTTCTTCATTCCTATAAATAACATCTTAATTTACCTGTTTTCCGCTTCTCTTGCTTCAATCTCATAGGGATTGTTACGGTATCCGTATCGCAAGCTCCACCACAAGTATTGCACCGCGAACTTTAACTTGCCATCCCGCTTCATTTGCTCTAAGTGCTCAAGCTCATGCTTAATCAAACGCTCGTTTGTTTCCCAACCCGGTGCAACATAAACAACATTCCAAAACAAAGCCATGCCTTTAAATCCCGTAAGACGGAACCACCAAAGAATCGGGCCTGATGCAGTTTGGATCACAGCCGTTCAGCTTGAGCTGTTTGATACGCCGCAATCACTTCAGGCGTATGCACGGCAGCGCAAACGGCTTGCACTTTGGCATCTTCGCCGCTGTAGTCATCGCCAGGGGCAACAACGTGGCGGTGAAAATTGCTACTAATTTCAACACCATTTTCTTTGATGGCGGTCTTTGTGCGGACTTGGACGCTACCGTTTTCAACTACCTCAATACGGTCAACCACAATTACTTTTTCAAGTGCCATTACTATCTCCAAAAAATATTACATTCCTTCGGCCCAAACAGTGAGCGTTGAAGACGCAAGATCAACCGGCGATCCTGTGTTGTTAGTCAGCGTTGCTGTGATTTGACCGGGACTTGCTTGACTAACCGCCGCCGTCAACGTCAAGCCTGATGTGCTGATGCTCAACACAGCGTAGCACACCATCTTAAACTCAACGCCGGGAACAGACACCACAACGCTTTCGCTTGCACCATCAGCTATGCTGCCAGGATCCCATGTTTGCGACACGCCAAACGGACTCGGACTTACATTGCGAATCGTTGTGCCCAACACGCCAGATACAAAACTCATTACATTTTGATAATTAAAATCAGATGATGCAGCTTTTGCTAATACATTGCTGATAAATCTAGGAACACCACTGTTAAAAAGAATTCCGATAAAATTTGCAGGCCTTGCGCCAGTAAACAAAATATCCACGTTTCTAACAATTGCATTTGCTGCATCAAATTGAATTGCGCGTGAATTTGCCGCGCCACAGTTAACCAGATGAATACCATCTAATGTGACGTTTGCACCACCAACATAAATGGATCTACCGGTGCAATTATTTAATTGGACACTCTTTAGACTTGAATATGGCTGCAGTATTGTAATTGCCAGGTCGGGTACAAAATTACCGTAAACGCTATCAATGTCTGATCGAATATCTGCATACAAAATAGAACAACTTATTGATACAGCGTTGATGTTTTTAACAGTTGGAACGCCTGTGATTGATCCATGCAAATAAATGCACACGTTGTTTGCGTTTGAAGCACTGATGTCAATAAAATCAGCTCCATCAATAATTGGACTCGTAATTTGCGTTCCAACATCAATAATTCCACGATCTGCGGTTGGGTGATCGTATGCAATAACATTCCTAATTGACGGGTTTTCGCAAGATGCAATGTTCAAAAACCCGAGATCATTGTTTTCACCAGTAACATTGGTGATTAGTATGTTTTGATTTAATCCAATTGGCCCACCAAGAGCTAAACCGTATCCATCGTTGTTAAAGAGCCGTGCGCCATCGACGACTGTAAACCTATTTCCAAACGTATATCCGGCATCCGGCTCAATATCAATGCCGCACTTAGGCAAAGTGCCGTTTGTGTTTTTATATTCGCCGCCGTTTACGGTCAAACGTAAACTGCCAATGACTGACAATCCATTTCTGTATGCGTTGTCTGCAATGCAATTGTTTAGAACAATATCAGTTGGATAACTGGCTTGCGTTCCCAAGACCGTGGTACTGACATACAGACCGTCGGACGTGGAATTTTTACAAACAACATCATTAACTACGATGTTGCTGCAATAATCCGTAATTGACAAACAATGCGACGCTGTTTGCATTGTAATGGTTCGGTTTGCTCTATTTCCATCAATTGTCAAACCATTGATTGCGCCATTTTGACAGTTAATAAAAAACATAACTTCGTGATTTGTTGTTACCGGCGCACTATTTTTCACTTTAATCGTTGCACCGTATCCTTCAACAACAAAGTTTGATTTGCCGTTAAACTTTAGTCCGTTTACATTATCTGAATTAACAATGTACGTTCCAGCCGGAAAAAACAATGCGCTACCGACGGATGGCATGGCGGCAATCGCATCTAAAATGGCATCTGTGTCATCCGTTATACCGTCACCAGTTGCACCGTAATCCAAGACATTGATTGGTGCCCCAGTAATCATCGAATACGAAACTTTTGTCAGCGCCATATAGATTCCTCGTCGTAAGTTTTTAACAATTTATGTCATGTAATTGATACTGAAATATATGTATCTGTTGTTATCCCAATCTTCGACATTAACAAAATTGTTTGTCGTGCCGGTAAGAGGAAACAATATTTCGGTTCCGTTTGTATAACTAAAACTTCTAATGTCTGTGCTTGTGGCGTTGTCGAACCAAGCGCCGCCACCAATTTGAGCCTCGTTCGTGTAACCCGTAAATGGCATTCCGGTCATGTACATCGTTCCAGTATGAGCTGTTGCATCATTTCTAACGATATAACCCTCTAACCGCACCAAACGTCCTATTTTGGTGTATTTGGCTGTCGTGGTAGTTGTAGTAACTTGAGTTCCTGTTCCAGATCCGACTCGTACAATTGGCGTCCAGTTGCCTTCTTCATAATCATTAAGCAACTCGCTTGTGCCTGTTCCAGCAGTAGCAGAAAAATCAATCCCATTTCCATTTGCCACCACCAGGTTACCGCTCGTCAACACCGCGTTCCCCGTGCCCTTCGGGGTCAGCGTAATTCCGATGTTTGTGTCGCTGCCGGTAGCCGAAATCACAGGGTTTGCGCCTGTCGCGGAATTCGCTACCGTCAGCTCATTGACTGCCGAGGCGGTCGTTGTGATCGTAATGACTTCGTTGTTGTTGTTATCGTTGATTCCCGTGGTCTGAATGGTGCGACCTTTGGTGAGGTTTGCAACCGTGACCTTTTTGGCTCCGCTTTGATCAATCGGAACCGTCTCTGTGCCTGCAAGAGGCACAGTTGCATTGGCCAAACTAGATATTTGGCTGATGAGCGTAGAAATGGCTTTTAACATAATTACACCACAAACTCGATGATTGCGTTTAACGGAGGAGCCTGCGTAAACGTTACATTGCCACTTGAAACAGAATAAGTATTCTGGTTTTGATATACGCCGTTAATGTAAATTGCAGACGGAACAAATGTCACTGCAAACACAGTTTGTGACCCAGTTCCGGTTGCATTTGAAGTAATTGACCCACCACCACCAGAATATAAATTATCTTGCAATGATGTATAAACAACGGTTCCATTTTTATTTTGAACCTGAATACTATAATTAGCTGCAACATATAACCTGACTGGTGTTCCAGCAGAAACTGGGTATCCAGCTAGTGTTCTAATTGGCAATGTTGCTGAAATTGTCTGTGCCGCATTTAAATAAACATTGATTGGATTACCAATGGGTTGCAGCCCCGCAACGCCAATCCATATATATCCATCTTCCAGCGGCTGACCATCAATATCAGCAAATGCTGGATATGGAGGCTGAACTAATACGGTTCCCATTATTTTATCCTTACGCTATGCGATACCAAGAATTAGTTGGCTGATAGAAACGAATGCGAAACTGATCGCCAGCAGCCAATACGCTTAATCCATTTCCATAAACAGCCGTCGCTCCGTTTAGACCAAGTGTAAACGCTACGATCTGCTGAGTTGTTGTCACCAAAACCTCTGTTCCATCTGGCGTTGCCGTATTCAGCGGAAGCGTCACCGTTCCCGTTGCCAATCCAGATGCCGGTTGCAATAAAATCCACTGTTGCTGCGAAACGGGCGTTGGCACAGCGATATTAAAGCCTGTGCCTGGTGTGTATAGATTTGTTGCAAGCGTTGGAGCTGCAAACGTCTGCTGGAAATACTGCAACAGCGCCGATACCGGAAGCCTGCGTGAGTCGCCGTTATTTGGCGTGAACAGCACAAACTGATCGCCAGCAGAGACCTGAGATAAGAGCGGAAGCTGATTGATATATGGCATAACGGCCTCAGTAGTATCGATTTGTCATGATCGGCAACAGCGGCCCTTCTGGGCCTGTCAGAACCGGATCAACAGGCGGCGCAACAAACGGATCATCGACGCGCCACGGCTTATTACCAGCACCAGCAGGCATTGTAGATGGGAGCTGTTTCTCTAGCGGTGCAGCAGCTCTTTGGAGCAACACATCAAACGCAGCCTTTGCTGCCGCCTTTGTTTCTGCAGATACCGTCTTCCCAAACGCAGGACCAATCCTTATACCTAAATTGGTATAAATTGCCTCATTCGCTGAATCAGGCACAAAGGTTTCTTCATCAAGATCAGAGTTCTGCGGATAATTCGGCAGCGGATAACCGAGCCTGATGCCCATGCCGTTCCATGTCGCCATCATCGAATCGAGACGGCGCAGCGCTGATTGCAATTGCTCTGGCGTTAAATCGAAAACGTATGAGGCAAGACCAATCTCCTCAAACGCTTGAACAACAAACTGTCGCTTAGTCCACGCCATGCCCCAGCTCCTCGCTAATCATTTGCAGCAACCTCTTATCAGATGTTCTGCCATCGAACTTGATTTTAAGCGAGTTTGCTTTTTCCTCAAGTTCTTGACGAGTCGGTGGTGCATTGTCTGCTGGAATCTTGTTCGGATTGAGCGCTTCGGCCTTTGTAAGAAACCATCCATTTGCCAGCGCCTGATTGAGTTCGGCCTCGTCATAAACAGACTTCAGCCCCCACGATTTCGCATTCTTGTGCTCGATATACTCGCCAGGCGACTTAAAAACGTGCATCGGAAAGATCATGTGTATCTCGCTACTTTCTTTGCAATCTTAGCAGGCTGCTTGACCGTTTTGCCTACGCCGCCACCCGCTCGCTTGGCCCTGCTGGTCGCCGCATACTCTGCTGGACTTAGTGCTTGAATTGCTTTGGCTGGCAGATAACGCTCGCCGGTTTCTTTGCTTGGCTTGCCGGACTTGGTGCGCCAATCCTGTTTTGTCCACTGCGATAACGCGTTGGAAGGCGATTTCTCGCCTTTGTATCCACCGCCTTTTTCTTTGTAAATCTTTACCGCTAACTGCATTGCCCTAGCTGAGTGACCGCCCAGCTTTGAGACGGCTTGTTTTTTAGCAGCCTCCCAAAGTCTGGGCTTGGTCTTTACAGCCTCGCTCATTACATCTTTTTCTTGGCCGGAGCCTTGGAAGGCTTTCCGGCTTTCATGGCAGACTCACGAGCTGAAGACAGCGCCATTGCCACAGCCTGCTTTTGTGGCTTGCCGCGCTTCATTTCCATCGAGATATTCTTCCCGATGGTCTTTTCACTGTAGCCTTTTTTCATAGGCATGGTTTACATCCTGTAAGTAAAGAATGTCGCCGCAGCGGTTTTGATAGTCACAAATGAACCCGATGTGGTTGCAGCAACTCCACCAGCACCAACAAGCGTATTGCCAGAGCCTGCCGAGCTTACAGTCGCAGCGTTAGTTGCACCTGTATTCACGACGCTCCACTGGATGGCATCACCAACGTTGAGCTGAAGCGCTGCGTCAAGAGTTGCGCCCGTGGGCAGAACCAAAGAAACAGCGGCAGCAGTTGTTGTGGTGATAACGCCGTCCAGAATCGCGCCAATCATTGCAGCATCGGTAGCCGCACCCGTAGTGTTAAGCGCTACAGCAGCCGTGCTAGCACGAACGCCTGTCAACTCAGGAATCGTTGGATCGGTTCCTGCGTTATAAAGCAATACCGTAGCGCCTGCGCTGAACTGGATGGTTGCGCCTGAAGCAAACGGACCGTAAACGGTGATCGCATTGCCAGAAGGCGTACCAAGCAGATCCTGCTGATACGGGAAGTTGGGGAAGCCAACAAGCTGATAAACCTGGGCTTCAGCGATAGTCGCAACCGCAATGCTCTGACCAGCGGTCAGGGTTACGGTTGCATCGCCAAACGGATAAACAATCTGAGACATTTTTTAATCCTTTCCAATTATGTCTGATTGAACAGGATGATCCCGCTCATCTCAGGCTGCTTGTTGACCACACCGAACAGCGTATCAAGACGGAACTTGATTTTCATCGTGTTGATGTCGTAAAACTTCTGCATTACCAACTCGATACCCTGGTCGGTCGTGCCACGCATAACAGCAGTGCCAGCATCCGAAGGAACCGCAAAACGGCCAGGAAGAATTTCAAGAGCGTCTTTCTGCCAGAATGGGTTGATTGCCGATGCAGCGACGTTAAGGTAGTTGATGTTTGCAGCAGCAGAAGGCGTAACTTGTACGTTCTGATACTGCGCCGAAGCATCGCTACCATCAAGGCCAGAAATGATCGGCGGCGAAATCACCAGAGACGTTGCGCTGGGAACCGAAATCACACGGAAAGTCTTGAGACGACCCGTTGACTGCTTGGTGATGTGATGCACAGCATTAACGCCGTTGATCGTAAAGCAATCACCAGCGACTACGCCCGTCGTATTGCTGACGGTCACAGTCTGGAAGCGGTTATCGACATTTGAAACCTCGCCGGTTGCAGCAACCGAGGTGGCCTGCGGAACGTAGTTATTGCCACCAGCAAGCGTCGTGTTGATCGTGTCGCCAGATCCACCAGCCGCTGCAATACGGTTTGCATAATCAAGCTTGTAGGTCTCGAAGTTTGCAACCATACCGACAAAGGCTCTTTCATAAGCAATATTGCTCTTATTGCCTGCAAAGGAGCGTTGCGCGATACCAACAGCAGCGGCAGTTGCACCCTGGAGGTTCGATGCCATGTTGTTGTAGTCGCGGCTCGAAAGCGCAGCGTAGCGGTCAAACATCTGAACGCCCTGCTCGTTCATTAGCGCATCGGCTTCTGCAAGATCATCGAAACCGGTTGCAGATCCGGTGCGGATCACAACCAGCGTACCTTGCGCAGCAGCAACATTCATGATCTGGATGTTGATGTCCGATGCAAGTTTCTGTTTTGCAGATTCGCCCAGGCGCTGCTCTTGCAGTGCGTCGCGCAGCTCAACAGCGCTCATAATCCAAGGCACGGAGCGGTTAAAACCAATCGTTGACGGCACGGAAAGCTGTGTGTAGTCCTTAAAGTTTCCCGTCATATCGAGCGTAAACGAACCGCCGAATGACTGAGAAATATAGGGCTGCGGACGCCAAATGACGTTGTTCGCCCGTTCCATCATGGTTTGGTCGGTGTTATAGACGGTCACATTGCGCGAAAGCACAAGTGCGTCATTAAAACCTTCGAGGATGTCCTCAAAGGCGACGATTTCTTCTTTACTAAATGCGTTACTCACTTTTTACCCCTTTTAGGTTTTTTGGCGAAGCTGCTGCTTGTATTTGAAGACCTTGCTCATATCGCCAGTCCTTGCAGCCTCTTCACGCAAGCGTTCTAATGTCGAATCCACCGACCCACTGACAGGCCCAGTCCCACTGACGGTTTTCATCACAGGCGGCGGTGTTTTACGATTTACTTTCAACTGCGTCTCCAATTTGGCGACGGCAAATGCAAACTTCACAGGGTCTGTAATCGCTGCGAGTTCCTTCGCCTTTTTCGGGTTCTTTCCAAGTGCGTAAACGACCAGTGCTGGATTCTCACACCCTGCGATCAACACGCCTTGCTGTGTGACCGAGAGCATCTCCTGCGCGATTGCCTCTGCATCTTCGTAATCGTTGACGCGAAGTGTGGTTTTCGATTCGTCGTAGGTTCTAAGTTTATCCGCCCACGCTTTGTGCTGGTTCTCTTCCTCAGCTCGCCGTGCAGCGTTTATTCGCTCGACCTCGTCACGCTTTCGATACCAATCCTCTAACGCAGTTTCAAATCGTTCAGTATCGTAGTCAAAATCGCTCAGTGCTGGCTTTTGCCCTAAAGCAACCGGTTTTGGCTCAGTTGTTTTTAGCCTATCTTCCAGCTCTCGGTTCTTGCGCTGCAATTCCCGATGCGACTTACGCAGTTCTCTAACCCAATCTGGCGCTCGGTTTTCCTCCGGAGGTGGCGACTCCTCCCCGATTGTGATCGTAACTTCTTCCGGTGTTTGCTCCTCGATTTGAGGCGCTTCTACTTCTGGAATCGGTTGCTCAATAATCGGCGCTACTGCCTCTTCACTCATTTTAACCCCTTCTCACGACATAGGCTGCGTGGTTGCCATTTCAGGCGACATCATACTCCGAATTGCCCTTATATTGTCAATATCCTTCCCAGTGGTTTCCGCTTCGGTTTTAGCAAGCGTCTCAATCGTTTTTGCCTGCGACAAATCAGCATCCGCTAAAACCTTAATCGTATCGGCTCGCGCTCTTGCGGCTTTGGCCTGCGCCTCTTCTGCGGCTGCGGCCAAGAATATCGAGTTTGGATCTTGTCCCTTGCCTTGCAGCTCGGCCATGAGTTCTTGCATTTCTTCGTCTGTTGGTTTTACAACACCCAGGCGCACCAGTTTTTTGCGGAAGAAGTCTCTGACTTCAGTAATGCCTTCGCCTTCCATATTCATCATCGCCATCGCCTGCAAAACCTGTTGCGTCTCTGGGTCAGATGTTATCGCCATCATCCCAGTGAGCGCACGAACCGTCGCAGCGCGACGCGAAGTCGACGAAGGCCCAACATCAACCGCCACATCAAACTCTGCTTTTGAAAGATCATTTTCCATCTCCACCGCGCCAGTTGGCGACAACACGGGTTTTGAAAGCTGAATCGTTTCCATTTCGCCCTGCAAGCCAAGGCCCTTCATCTTGCGGCCTTCTTCGACATAAACATCTTTTGCCATCGAAAGCCAGATCTCACCGCAACGGCGAATTGCCTTAGACATATTCGACATGTAAATAAACGTCTGCATGTCCATGCGCGTCTGAATCATCTCGACGGCTTTGCCGGATATATTGCTGACCATCTTATCGGCTTGTTGCTGGTTGCCGAGAATATCTGCCATGTCTTGCTCGGTAACTTGCATCAGCCCAGCCAATGCTGGAGGAATTGCAGCAGACCTTGTGTAAGCCAAAGGCCCAGCGGCTTGCACTTGGCCATTGGCATCTGTAAGCGGATTCAAAAGCAAGTAAGGATAATTCCTAAGATTATCCTCAGCCCACATTACTTGGTGACCCGCAACCTGTTCAGGCATCACAATTGGCTTTTCAATGCTCGAATATGCGCTGATCTCGCCGAGCTTGCTCAATTGCATGTTCTTGAGCCTCTGCGCGTCTTTAGCCAATCTCACATGGCCCATGCAACGCTCGACGTTATCAATAAACCACCTCTTTCCATACACCGGCACCACGGGAATGCAGCGGCCTGGAATGCGTCCCAAGTCTTCAAGAATCCGTGAGCCTGACATAATATAAGCGTGAACTGTTTTCTTTCTGACCCGCTTTTGTCTTACCTCACGGCTGCCAATCGCAATCAGCCTTGTTTCTAATTCCTCGTCTTGCAGAAAGTCTGATTGTGTATATCTCTCTTCATCGCCTGCAATGGTTTCGAATATTCTGATCGTCTCGGTTTTGTCCTCGACGCGATAATATTCGGCAACATAAACGACATCCGGTGTCGCCCAATCAAATTCATACTGGTGAATCTCTTTGGGCCAGGTCGCCGGATCATCGCCATACTGGTCTTTGTAGGCATCGCGTGACATCGCGGTAATCACAAAGCAACGCTTTGCATCGGCCTTGTCTTGTCGTTTCGCGTTTAAGTCAAAGAACACACTGGAGTCAGCATCGAAGATCGGCTCCATCGCAATGCGCTGCCGCTCGTCCTCGTTATCCTCTTCGTTTACATAAGTCGTTTTAAGCCGCCAGGCTCCAAAGCCACCGCCGACCGCTTCCTCGAAAGCATTGTCGTATGCTTCTTCAGCTCCTGAGTCTTGCTCATCTGCTCGATAGAGTTTGTCGCAAGTGTCGGCTAACTTGTCGTCTCTGGTTCCGTCTTTGCTAACAAAATCCACCGTGATTCGGTTGTTTCGGTATTCGTTCACAATCCGCATGACAGCCAACATGATTTTGTTGACCTCAAACTTAGGCTTGTTCGCGTATTGATCTCGCAGCGGTCCTTCCCATTGTGCCCCTGAGATGGAGTAAAACCGTCGGTCTTGCAGGCACTGAAGGCGCTCGTCCCTGAGTGCCTCTTGGATTTTATCGAACTCCGCTAACGCCTCGCCGTGGATTCGCCGCAGTCGTTCTTCTAAAGTTTCTCGCGCCATTTGCTCACCATTTGTTTGTGACGGGCAGAACATCGACCATGACGGGCTTTGCCTTTTGCACTCTTCTCACGCCCTCGCAAGCGTATCTGAGCGCGTCAATCACATGATTGTTTCTGTCATCTAGCCGAGGCGTTACCTTTTGCGTCAGTGGATCGATTTTATACGAATAATGGGTTAATTCGTCAATCGTGTGTTGACATCTCGGATGCACAATAATCTCAAACGATTTCAGCCACTCGACGCCTTCCTCAACTGAGTTCGGACCTTTGATTGCTGGCATGATTTTCTGAAAGCCATTTCGCCTCATATAACTGATCGTCTCAGGTCTACTTGAATCCGCAACGATAGGCCATTTCTCAGACTCTGGAACCGTTAAGAACAAACTCGGCGTGTCGGTAATCTCGCAACCAACCATATACGCCTCGTAATCCACATAAAGTTTTCGCCCTACTATGTGACAGCGAATCAAAACCGTTGGATCAATCGCAAAACCCCAATCCGCTCCGAGTCTGTGAACCGCATCATCTGGCGTATCAAACTCCTCGATCTTCCAATTTTTGAACACCCTCGATGAGCTGTTCGCCACATAACCACCGCGCCAGACATGCGCGTACTTATCTGGATCTCGGCTGCGATCGTATTCCATTTCGTGCTTAAGCACATCAGGAAACCACGGATTGTCTTCAAAGTTTACTTCCACCACAATTGCATTCGGCGGTGGATTTTCGCCTCTCAGTAAATAGTTCACCGGATCGCTAATATGGTTCGGATTCCATGTGAACCAGAGTTCTGAACCAGGCTTGCGGATCGTCGGCCTGAGCAGATCCAGGCTGCGCTGGGAAAGGCTCTGCGCCTCCTCAACCCAAGCCCTATCGTAGCCTTCTAAGGACTTTATGCTGTCAGCCGTGTGATTCTGCATACCTTGGAAAATAATCGCGCCATCGCCCTTCTTGGCCTTAATGACGGCCTCTTGCACCTCGAAATAAGCACCGGCATTCATCGCCTCGATCTTCAGCTCAAGCAGGCGTTTCACTGATTGCGAAAGCGACTTCTGCACTTCTCGGACACAAACCGAGCGGCTTGCAGGGTCCATAATGTGCGCCTCGATCATCAGCTCCGCAAAGAAATGACTTTTCCCGCTGCCGCGACCTCCGAAGGCTCCTTTGTAGCGAGCAGGCTTAATCAACGAAGCCGCCCAGCCTGGCGTCTCAATCCTTAAGGTTGTTTGCGCCAACGATTACTCGCTCGATCTTCTTAAACTCAATGGGCAAACCATCGATGCCGCTATGCTCGTGGCGCTGCACTTCCTTCCATCCCATTTGACACTTTGACCACCAGATTTGCGCCGTCGTATCGCCTGCCATAGCCTTTTGGAAGATACCCTTGCCGACCTGGGCGTTTGCTTTAGCCTTGCCATTTAGCAGCTCAGCAGAGAACTTATCGCGCAGCGTGTCAACGTGAATGCCATCTCGAACCAGCGCCGCGATCTGCTCAAACGGCACACCATAGCCAGACAGCGCCTCTACTTGTTTTCGCTCTGAATCTGTCGGCTCAAACGGCTTGCGACCAGCGCCAGCCCGTGCGCCACCGTAGTTTCTAGACTCAGTTTCATCTTTTTTAGGCGTTCGGGTTGATTTTTCAGGATCTAATTTCTTCGTTGCTTTCATTTGTAACCTCCGCGAAAGGTTCTCCTGTTTCTGCGTGCGTTGCAATTTTACCCGTAAAGTTCTGCCATCGCTTGACGATGACATCGCAGTATTTTGGGTCTAGTTCCATCAGATATGCAATACGGCCATTCTTTTCTGCCGCTACTAAAGTAGTGCCCGACCCTCCAAAACTATCCAAAACGATGTCACCGCCTTTAGTGTTGTTGAGCATTTGATATTCAAACAACGCGACAGGCTTCATTGTTGGATGCTCGCCGTTTCGACTAGGCTTATCAAATTCTAAAATAGTCGTTTGCTTTCTATCTGCTGCCCAAAGGTGGCCAGCGCCTTCTTTCCATCCGTACAAACAAGGCTCGTGCTTCCAGTGATAGTCCTGGCGTCCCATGACCATGCTGGACTTTTCCCAGATCAGGCACTGGCGGACAGTCCAGCCAGCGTCCTTGGCCGCGCCTCGGAAGTTGTAGCCTTCGGAATCAGCGTGCCAGATGTAGAACACAGCGCCAGGCTTCATGACCGTGTCGGCTGCCGTGTAAGCATCGCGCAAGAATTGTCGGAATTGGTCGTCGCCCATCTCGTCGTTCTTGATCTTGAGCGCGTCCTTGGTCTTGCCCTCGTAGGCCACGTTGTAAGGTGGGTCGGTCAGCCACATGTCCACCAGCTGCTCTTTGCAGAGCTTGGCCAGGTCGTCCATGCTGGTGCTGTCGCCGCACAAGAGGCGGTGCTTGCCCATCACCCAGATGTCACCGGGCACGGTGCGCGGGGTTTCTGGCAGCGGTGGTGCGTCGTCTGGGTCGGTCAGGCCCTCCGTTCCGACGGGTGCCAGCAGCTCCTTGATCTCGTCCAGGTCGAAGCCGGTCAGCTCGAGGTCAAAACCAAGTTCCTGCAAATCAGCAAACTCCACCTTGAGCATCTCAGTATCCCAGCCCGAATTGAGTGCAAGCCGATTGTCTGCAATTACATACGCTCGCTTTTGCGCTTCCGTAAGATGCTCGAGTCGAATGCACGGAACTTCGCTTAAGCCCAGCTTGCGAGCGGCAAGCACTCGTCCGTGGCCTGCAATGATTCCCCCCCCCCATCTATCAGAACCGGATTCGTAAACCCAAACTCTTTGATGCTGGCGGCAATCTGCGCAACTTGTGCATCCGAATGTGTCCTGCTGTTTCGAGCGTACGGAATCAACTTATCAATCGCCCACTGCTCAATCTTCTCGGCTGCGTGATGCTTTTTCATGCTACTTCCTGCTGATAACCGCAAGCAATTCCTCTGCCTGCAATCTCAACTCTACAGACAGCCTGTGCAGCTCCTTGCTCATATTCACCAATTCTAACGCCCTTGCTTGAATTTCGCTTGTCTGCTGTGCTTTTAGAATCACATCATCGGCCATTGATTTTACTGCTAGCAAGTTCAGATTCATGACGCTCCTTTAGCAATCGTTGAATTTCTCTGTCTATATACCACCTGGCTTTTCGCAAGTCCTCGATCTCCTTGCCCTTTATCGAGGATCTCCAAATGTATTTCACAGCGTTGCCAAGGTTAAAGCACATGTGTTCTGTGATTTCTATACATTCAACACCGCTCGGATGGCTGGTGTAATGCTTGGGATGGTTTACGCTGTCCATGATTTCCTTGTGTCGATTTTATTTGACCGTTTACCCGTTACAAACGGCGCAGTATGATTGCTCGTCAGCTTCTCCGAAATCTGCCACTCAAGCTCGTGCAGCAGGTCTTCAATCGTGTCGCCGTGGTTTGTGGCGTAGCCTCGTTGCATCATCCATGCGGCAACTTTCTCACGCTGTGCCCGCTTTAATTCGCCGTAGTTCCATACAGCCTCAGCCAATCTTGCTTCTAGCTTTTCAAGCTCGTTCTTGTGGCTCTGCTTCAATGCTTTGGTCAGTGGGTTGTTAAGCCATTCTTGAAAGACACGATGCGTTGGTGCAACCACCTTATCGCCCCAGGCTTCTCGTGCTTTTTGAAAGTTGAAGCCGCCGCTCATTTCTCATATCTCCCTGATACAACTTCGTGTTGAAGAACACCGGCTTCCCAGTACACTTCCATGTTTGTGATGTTGGCAGCGTACTTGCACCGGCTACCATCTTTCTTGCGGACAACCACAATCACCTGCTCGTCAGGCTCAGTCTCATCAAGCGCACAAGTTAGTGCTGCGGTTGCGTTCCACTTTGAATTGAATGGCTGAATCTTGCTCATGCTTGCCCCCTTGCTCGTATGGCTTCGGCGCACATTCCTGCAAGACCTTTTGTGTAATACTTTTCAAAAACTCCTTGTCGTTCCTCGCACGCCTTTGCACACGCCTCACGCTCGGCAGCAGCGACAAGGGCGGCGAAGCGTTCAAGAACATTGGGGGTGGCAAAGACTTGCACATCGTCCCAGTGTTCTGGGCTTCTGAATGGTTTGCACCCAGCCTCTCGCGCCATGCGGATGATGTCGTCTCTATCCACCGTTCTTCTCCTTTAGTTTGGCCTCAATCGCACGAGCAAATTCTTGAATACCCCTCTCGCTTAACGACAAGCGACTCCCATTGCTCCAAATCTCCTCATCCGTCAGCCCAACCCATTCACGCTGTGGTTGTGGGGTGGTGTAAACAGCATCACCGGCAATCGGCCATGACCGTGAGTTCTTTGGGTCACCGCCACCGACTTCACTTGTCTGCCGCAGCCATTGCACCGTTGCATATTCGCAATTTGCAGAAACAACTCGTCCCACCGGCTCTTGCTTCTCAGCCTCTGCGATGGCGGTGCGCAGGGTGGTGATGGCGTGGACAGCTTGTGCTGGCGTGAAATCGCTAATTTCCCGAAACGACTCCAGCGCCTCCAACGCCTGTTTCATTGCTTCTATGCTCATGTGTTCTTCTCCTTGAGTTTGGCTTCGATGGCGCGGGAAACTTTCATGATCTGCAAGTCCGTTATGTGCGTAAACAGGTGATGGTCATAGTCGGCAGGGACAAGATAGGTGATTCCGGTTTCGGTATGCACCTTCTTCATTTCCTCATCCGTCAGCCCAACCCATTCACGCTTAGGTGGTTCCCAAGACTCACACTCACAGACATATCGTCCTGCACTATGCGATGCGTCACGCATGAACCCATGCGGTGCGTCGGGGTGCTCGTTACACCCTATGTCTTCGTTCTTCATTGATTCTTTTCCCGCAACTTAGCTTCAACGTAATTGTAAAAAGCCTTGCACCAAGCCTCTGGATCTTCGTCCCAACTATAAGGAGTTTCGTATTCTGCATGACAAAAGGCTTGATGCACTTCATCGTCATCTAATCCAATCCATTTGCGGGAAGCATAAAGCGGCTGGCTATCCGGTTTTGTTTTAGTCATGGTGTAATGCCATTCTGGTCGCTCAGGATTTAATCTAGGAACCGCATATCTATAAGCCACAGGCTCTTGCACGTTTTTAACCAACTCTTTAATCATTTCCGGCCCTTATTCCAAACGGATTGTGATAAACAAACCTAGCCCTTTTTGCGCTTTGTTTGTACAGACTGTCAACCGCTCTGTAAAAATAAGCATAGCCCTCGCGTACAGCCTCGGTTCGCCTGCGAATGCGCTTTTCACGAACCACCAGCCCTTGCTGCACTAACGGCCTAAGCGCTATCGAAATAGCCTCTGGCGATCTGTCAAAAATCTTGCCAAGCGCAATCGCTGTGATTCCAGTTTTTCGGCTTTGCAGATACCGATAATAAAGTTCTTGTCTGCTTGTCAGCTTAATCATAGCTTTCCAGTACCTCTATGCACTTTTTCGCAGCCGCACTCCACGCGAAAAAAAATGCTTTATAAGCAATCGGATTATCAGATGGCCTTTTTATATCTGCAATCTCAGCAAACTCAAACCATGCCTTTTCAAACTCGCTCGACAACTCATTAGCAACGTATTCCGTATCCATGCTCATCTCCTGTTGAAAATCCTATCTTCCAACATTTCACGACCCGATCTGTAATACTTTGGTATCACCAGCGAAAACTAATTGCGCCATTTCTTGATTGCCAATCAGCACTGGAGCTGGCAGCGCAAGTCCTTTGCG